GTAAACAAAAATCCTTGCATCTTCTTTAAGAGTTTCGATTGCCTTGTTCATTAATTCGCTGTACCTTGTCATTGTTTTGTTCTCCTTTTCTTTTGTGGGTGAGCTGCTTTTTCTTTTTCGACTTGCGCCGTAGTTAGTTTGGATCTTTAACCAGCGCCCGCTTACTTTGTTTGGCGGCTCTTGTTTGTTTGTGAGCCTAGTATATAATGGCGCCATTACAGATGTCAAGCACTTTTTTCAAAAAAATTTCAAGAAGTTGCAAAAAGCCCGTAAAATCAAGGGTTTGCGGGCCAAAAAAATTTTGAGCGGCGTGTTTTTGGGTGTGATTTCGTGCCGGATCGGAACCGGTGGCGGCGTGTGGTCCTGGTATTTCATTAAAAGGAAAAGGGCAGCAGGAAAACGAAAACAAAAACGGCCGGCGGGATCTTCTCAGAAGGAAGAACGACAGCGGGCAAAAGATCAGCCCGGAAAGATCAGCAGCGCAGCGGCCGCTTTACGCACGAATTAAGCAAGTTAGTATATCAATTCACTAATAGTTGTGTAAGTATAGACTATACACTTTATCTCTTAATAGAATAGTTAATGTATTCACTGTTTAGATATACAAGATAGCGTAAAAATAATACTTTACAACTACTAGATATTGTGTTATAGTGTATCATGTAGGAATAACTAGAAGTAAAACAAGGGCTTTTAATAGCTCTTTTTTATTGCCTAAAATCAGCAGGAAGGAGGATCATTAATACTATGAGTGATATCTATAACCCAATAAATGAAAATACAATCTCTATCACTGACAAGAATGATGATCCGGTTATTGATTCTAATCAGTCCTGCTATGATCCCATAACTAACACATATATTTATGATTGTACTTTAAGCGAAGATAATATGTTTATATCCGGTTATACTGATTCGGGTATGAAAGCCAGATATAGTTATAAAAAGCATAGATGGTATTATGGTTCAAATATAGGTACATCTAATCTCATAGACTTATCTGAGAGAACAGAAGAAGAAAAGAGAGAGATTATAAAAAAGAGCCATGAGAAAGCAGCAGAGAATAGAGAGAATAAAAAGAACTTTAACGAGTTAGCAAAAGCTATGTTAGAGCAAGTAGTATCTAACAAAGTTATATCTGAAACATTAGATGATACAGATATGATGATAGATAATACTTATGGCTCCCTGATCCTTGCTGCTATGATCCAGGGCGCAAAGAACGGGTCTTTTAAGTGTGCGGAGTTTGTAAGAGATACAGCAGGATATAAGCCCGAAAGCAAGAGCAGTATTGATCTAACCGGAGAGATAATGACCGATGCAGATAGATCCTTAATAGATAAACTTAGTAAGAGATTAACAGGATAATAGAACAACTGTTTGTAGAACATATGAACTATCAGATAAATTGTTATTTATCGGCTAGATGTAATCAATATATTGTAGTCCACTACTAAACAGATACAACATCTATACTGAGAGATTATACACCACTATATCTAGTAGCCAACACAACATAAAGGGCTGCTATTTTTTTTATTTTTATACAGTGTAAACCTATACAGATCCAGCCGGAAGGTACCCCGGGTACCCACCCCCAGGAGCAAAACCGGCAGCCCCCTATATAGGAACTATAATGCCCGTCAGAAAATTTTATAAATTTTCCCTGGGCCGATATAACAACCGTAATTAAAAGCGTATGCCAACAATACAAGAGCTACGAGATAAAGAAATAGAATACTGCCGGACAAACATTCAATACTTCATTGATACATACGGCCATATAGAAGATAAGGATGCAGAGGACTTGATACAGCCCTTTAATATGTGGCCTGAACAGAGAGAAGCATTGAAGTCGATAATGAGCCATAGATGGAATGTGATCCTAAAGGCCAGGCAGTTAGGTTTTTCGTGGCTTGTACTTCATATAGCAGCGCATACCTTGATAAGCCCCGGCAAGACAGTCATCGGACTTTCAAGAACAGAAGAAGAAGCAAAAGAGCTTGTACGCAGATTAAAGGTCATATTTACATATATGCCTGAGATAGTAGCCGATAAGGATTATCTTCCTGTTAATTGGAAGGGTGCAATCTTCGAAGGCACAGCATTAACCGTCAAGATTGTATTCCCTAACGGACAGGAGAGTAAGTTTCAAGCGTTCCCTTCATCTCCGGGAGTTGGTCGTTCCTTTACGGCTAACCTGATAATCTTTGACGAGTGGGCGTTTCAGCAGTTTGCAAGGGAGATATGGCAAGCGGGATTTCCTACGATAAACAGACCGGGTGGCGGAAAGGTCATCGGTCTGTCGACAATAGAGCGTGGATCTCTATTCGAGGAAATTTTTACAGATCCCGATAATGGGTTCAACAAGATATTTATTCCCTGGCACGCTGATCCGAGACGAAATGAGGAATGGTACGAACAGACGAGACGAGCTTTAGGAGACTTAATCACGGCTGAGTACCCCGCATCCATTGAAGAAGCCCTGATGGTTCCGGGTGGTGCGTACTTCCCGGAAGTGAAGAAGGACACTCACGAAGTAGACGATGCTCTTTCAGGAAAGCTAAAGCGTTACGTTTCAATCGACTACGGACTTGATATGTTGTCTCTGCATTGGATAAGCGTTGACATCTTCGGAAATGCTCAGGTCTACCGAGAATTTGACGCATCTGACATGACGGTATCACAGGCGGCCGAAGCCATTAACCGGATAGGCTCAGATGAATACATAGACAGTTATCTTGCCCCTCCTGATCTATGGAACAGAAGGCAGGAAACAGGCAAATCTGTTGCTGATATCTTCGCAGAGAACGGAATAATCCTTACTAAGACATCGAATGACCTATTTAATGGCTGTATGGCCATGAAGGAATGGTTAAGGGTTCCCGAAGATGGACACAGACCGGCACTGACCTTCCTTAGAGGAACAGCGCCAAATCTCATCCGATGTTTACAGAAGATACAAAAAGATAAGAATAAACCTAAAGTATACGCTAAGCAGCCGCACGACTTGACACATGCTGTCGATTCGCTCCGCTGCTTTTGTATTTGGTGGGTAAGAGCGCCACTTCCGGACAGGGAAAGAGATGACCGGCCGAAGTGGAGGCCCGATCTAATAGAAGATTACAAACACGCAAGCCGTGAAATAAAAGAGCTGATGGTTAGAGAGTTAGGAGAGCCGAGGTTATGAATTGGCTGAAAAGGACTATGGAGCAGATTAAAAATCCTGAAGCAACTAAAAAACTCAAAGAGTGGCAGAGCAAGTATGAGACAGCTAAATCGAAGTATGATGAAGTCCTCAAGGATATGGATATCAACGAGGAATACTACGAAGGCACTAAAATCTCATACGGCCCCAACAAGAACAGTATGGCCCCTAAACAGGCTATCAATGTTCGCAACATAGTCTATGAGCTTATAGAATCTCAGGTTGACACTTCTGTTCCTATGCCGAAAGTTACGGCTATTCACGCAGAAGATGAGGAATTAGCAAACAAAATAGAGAAGTTTCTTGAAAACGAGGTCAGATACTTAGGCTTTAAGCAGCTTAATGACCTTCAAGAGCGTATCGTTCCTATCCAGGGAGGCGATTTCTTCCTTGTGGAATGGGATAACACTAAGGGTTTTCACTGCAATATCGGTGACTTGGCCGTTTCAACACTCCATCCGAGGAATGTTATACCTCAGCCGGGCGTTATGGATGTGGCTCAGATGGACTACATCTTCACAAGAACGTCTCAGACGAAGGAATATGTCAAACTCCGGTTCGATAAAGACGTACAGACCGAGGAAGAAACGGATCTGGACATCAGAAAAGGCGCCGCAAGTGATGATCTCGTCACTGTTATCACGGCATATTACAAGAATAACGAGGGCGGAATCGGACTTTTCAGGTGGTGTGGTGACATAACCCTTGAAGATATGGATGATTACCAGGCCCGAATCCTTGAAGTCTGCGCTAAATGCGGTGAACCGAGACGAGGAAACGAAAAAGAGTGCGAGTTTTGCGGTTCTAAGAAGTGGAAGAAGGAAAAAGATCCCACTGAAAAGCTGAAAATCTTTGAAGAAAAGATAGAAATTGATCCTATGACCGGGCAGATGCAGCAATCTCAGGAAGAAAAAGAGATTGATGTTGATTATTACAAGCCTGACGCTTATCCACTTATCTTACGCAAGAATATATCAAGAGATAGACACTTGTTAGGCTTTTCAGACGTAAATGCGATAAGAGATCAGCAAGAAACCGTCAAAAAGCTGGGATCAAAGATAAACGAGAAACTTTTGAAGGGTGGTTCATACGTTACACTGCCCCGCTCTTTGGGAGTTGAGACAACAGATGAAGAATTTAAGGTTATCCGTGTAGAGAATCCGGCAGATAAAGCACTGATAGATGTTATCACAGTACAGGCCGATTGCTCACAGGATCGTATGGTCCTTGAGGAAAATTACCAGTGGGCTAAGTCAACACTTGGTATTACCGATAGTTTCCAGGGTAAATACGATAGCTCAGCTCTTTCAGGAACAGCTAAGCAGTATTCAATCAATCAGGCAGCCGGCAGACTTGAATCTAAGCGTGTTATGAAGAATGACGCATACGCTAAGCTCTACGAGATGATGTTTAAGTTTGCTCTTGCCTATGCAGACCAGCCGATACCGGTTATTTCAACGGGTACGGATGGAACGAACATATATGCACACTTCGATAAAAAGGACTTCTTAAAGATAGACAGTGCAGGCGTTCCCTATTGGAATGACGAATTTATCTTTGAGACCGATCCTACAAGCACACTCCTTGTTAATAGAGAGGCTATGTGGAATCAGGCAGATATGAAGTTACAGAGTGGTGCTTTTGGTATCTTAGGAGACCTCAAGACCGCATATCTGTACTGGCTTGAACAGGAGAGAAACGATTATCCTCATGCGGGCGAGATCAAGCGTGTCATTGAGGAACGCCTTGCGGAACAGCAACAGCAGGAACAGGCTGCACAGATGCAAGCCGAACAGATGCAAGCGATGGGAGGTATGCCTAATGCTATGCCCGGTATGTAACATAGAAGCAGTTATAAGCAAAACATCATACGGTTATCACATGGAAGGTGACAAGGTTGATATGTTTATGCTGATTAAATACTCTTGCAGGAATAAGAACTGCAAGAACTTCCAAAAAGAGATAGGCGAAGAAAAGATCCCGCTCAATGCGGAGCCTGTCGAATAAGTTGTTGAAAGAGCGTTTCCTAAACGGAGGCGCTTTTTTAATACATATAAATATTACTTTCGCAGGAAAAGCGCAAAAATCCAGGAGGACAACAGAATATGAGCGATATGGAAAATCTTACCACTACCGAGGAATCAACAGTAGACACTTCTTACGAGAGTGCAGATGTTGAGGAATCAAGCGTAAACGATGTGGAATCCGCTGAACCACAGGAGTTGCAAGATGAAACAGAGGCAACGGAAACGGAGCCGGAACAGCAGCAGACAGTTGACGTAAATGCTATCGCGGCAGCAGCCCGGAGGAAGTCCGAGGCAGAAATGCGGGCAAGAGACGCTGAGTATGCAAGGCGTTTCGGTCACTTAAAGAATCCTAAAACCGGAGAGCCTATTCGTTCAGAGCGAGACTATCTCGCAGCGCTTGACGCTCAGGAAGAAATGAAGGCTAAAGAGCAGTTACAGCAGAACGGGGTTGATCCCTCAGTGCTGGACAACTTCATCAACAACAATCCTGTTATACGTCAGGCACAGGCCGTTATAGAACAGCAGAAGGCACAGGCAACCTTTTCACAGATTAACGCTGATATAGCGGAACTTGGAAAGTTGAACCCTTCCATCACTTCACTTGATACCGTTCCACCAGACGTTATTAAGTTTAGCATGGATCACAACATTGACCTTGTTTCCGCCTATAAAGTTGTCAATTACGGGAAGGTTAGCAGTGAACAGCAAGCGGCTATAACGCAGCAGGCCATTAATCAGGCTAAAGGGAAATCACATCTTAACCCTGTCAATGGTGTGGCTACACCTGATGACGGAGCAGATATTCCTCAGTCTGAACTTGATATGTGGAAAGAGACTTTCCCAAACAAGTCAATGGCCGAACTTAAGAAACTGTATAACAAAACTCTATAAGGAGGAAACACTTATGTTCAAATTACTTGCGATGGACAAGGGCAATACCCCCATCATCAAACAGCTTACTCCTGCCGCTGC